ATATCACAGTTTTCCAGTCACCTTAAATACAGTAGAACAATTATCAGCAGATGATTACATTTGGGTTTCTGCTAGAATTGCAGATGGTACTGGTAATGTTCAATCAAATGGTTGCACACTAACAATTAGACAAGTTCAATAGTAGGAGGATATTGTGGCATTAACCAAACTAAACTCAGCAAGTGTCATTGATAGGCTTCCAACTGGTAGTATAATTAAAACTCAAAAAACTGATTATACAAGTACAGATATCTTTGCAAGTGCTGGAGATTTAACTATGAGTTCTCCTCTTAATGGAACTTTAAGTTTTACATCAATATCAGCTAATTCTACATTATTTGTTGAAGCTCATTTTTCACCAATAGCTCATGCTTCAACATATCAATCACATTTACTTAGACTTCATTATAGCACTAATGGTAGTGGTGGAAGCTATACTAGATTTGCTACTGGTTCACAAGGAGCATATAATAATCAAGCTCATTTTGGTGCAACAAATGTTTCAGTAAAAGGTTTTATATCTAATTCATCAGCAAATACAACTTATAATTTTAAATGTGTAGTCGATGGTTATCATAATGGAAACTCTTTTAGACCAAACAGATATATAGACAATGGAAGCGACTATGATACTAGTCAGCCAAGTAGTTTTATTCTTATTCAGGAGATCAAAGGTTAATGGTCAAAGCATCTGAAGTAAAAGCACAGATAGACACACATGAGGCAGTATGTTCTGAGAGGTGGAAAGAAACTATACTTCGCATCAAACGTATCGAACATATTATGATTGGCACTAGTGGTACTGCTATAGTTTTACTCATAGGTTTACTAGTGAGGTAGCCCATGCTTGAAATGCTTATGGTTGCTAATTCTGCCTTTGCTATCATTAAACAAACACTAGAAAATGGTAAGGATATAAGTTCAGCAGGTTCAGCAATCGCTAATTTTGTAGGTGCTGAAGAAAAACTACAACAAGATTTACATAAAAAAAAGAATAGTATNTGGACTAACTTCTTAGGCAAGACAGACAATGACCTTGAAGAGTTCATGGCTCTCGAATCTATTAGAGTTAAGCAAGAAAAACTACGAGAGTATATGCAACTATATGGTCGTGCTAATCTTTATAAAGATTACATACAATTCTGTGCTGATGCTCGTGTGTCTAGGAAAGAAGCTAGGGTTAAACAACAGAAACGTAGAGAGTACATACGAGATATGGCACTTAAAATTATATTAGGTATTCTTATAGCAACTGTATTGACTGGTGTTATTGGTGTATTGTTTATTGTAGCTAAGAAGAAAGGAATAATATGACAGCATTTATGTTAGCTTGTTATATGAATGGAGTAGTGCATGGGTCTATATANTTTAGGTCTGTTAAAGATTGTATGTTTTATTCTGAGCATTTGAGTGGTCAGACTTATGACACAGATCAGGGATCAGATNTNTATAACTGTATGTGTAAACTAATACCACAAGTTGATGAAAAGAAAGTGAGGGTTTATTAATGATTGCAGCTTTAATTCCTGCAGTAACAGGTATACTTGATAAGTTTATTCCTGATGCAGATACAAAACAAAAACTTAGCCATGAGATTTCTACTATGGCAGAGAAACACGCACAAGAAATTGCATTGGCACAGATCAAAGTTAATGAGGCTGAAGCAAAAGGTAATTGGTTCCAATCTTCGTGGAGGCCTGCTACTGCGTGGGTCTGTGTGCTAGGTTTTCTTGTCAACTTTTTAGTATCGCCATTGTGTGCAGGGTTTGGTATAGATATACCACAAGCAGACACAGCAACCATGTTACCTGTGCTTATGGGTATGCTTGGTCTTGGTGGAATGCGTACACTAGAAAGATTAAAGGGCAAGGATAAAAAATAATGAACATGAAAGAGTTTAAAGATGAGATCATACTTGATGAAGGAGTTAAGCATGAAATTTATTTGGATCATTTAGGATTACCAACGTTAGGCGTGGGTCACCTTATTACAGAATGGGACGAAGAATATGAAAAGCCTGTTGGTACTCCTGTGTCTAATGAGAGAGTACAGCATTGTCTTACTACTGACATACATACAACTGTAGAAGAATGTAAGAAACTTTATGATGACTTTGATGTGCTACCTATTGATGCACAACATATCATTGCTAACATGATGTTCAATATGGGAAGGCCTCGTTTATCCAAATTTTTAAAGATGAAAGATGCTGTTGATTCTCGTAACTGGGAAGAAGCATCTTATCAAATGATGGACTCGAAGTGGTATCATCAAGTACCAAATCGAGCCAATCGTTTAGTTAATCGTATAAGAACAATCGTTACTTAATATGCTTTAGAAACTGTGCGTGTCGTTCCATAGCCTGATCTTCATGAAGATTAGCTACGCCATCTTGGTAGTCTTGTTCTTCTTGTTGTCTAAGTTTAGCTGATAGTTCTATACTTACATTCATGTCGTTATGTTCGGCAGTAAATCCTACTGGCTTAACATATCTTACTGTTTGTCCACGACCTGCTTTGCCTTTCCTTGTTGTGCCATTGGTATAGATATGTCCTTTGACTTCTAGTTGTTTGTATCGTGGTGTGATGCTACCCTCTCNNAATATTGCATTACCTTTTGATGTATGTAGATAATCCCATACTTCATCATGTGTGGCACCATTGTTTCCATGTGCTTTGATTGCATCTAACACAATACGTTCTAGCTTGTTTGTATCCATGCTTTGTGCTGCGTCATGTGATGTCTTTGGATCTGTGTTTCTTGCTTTACCTATCATCTGTGTCCTCCTCTGATAAACATAGGTTCTTGTGGTACATTAATTTCTTGGCTTTCCCAATCTTTTCTTGTTGTATCGCAGTAGTTGGGATCGCTTAGTATTTCTTTTCTAAGATCAAAACTACTACCAGTCATGGCTTTCTTACTTACACAGCTACGACATCTAGTATAGTTCTGCCTCTTAACTCTTGTGCGTGGTAGTTCAACCTCACACATATGACAGTAGTCATATCTATTTTCAGAAAGGTATTTCATCTTCACTTAGATCTCCTTCTACATCTGTGGCTGTTGCTTTGATCTGCTCTATTGATACAGAGTTATCGCTGAACCCATCTGTTCTAGGTGTTGAGTCACCGACACGACATGACAGAAACTTAGTTGCTCCGTCTTTAGATACAGTTTTCCAAGCTGCAATCCTACGTTTGTCTTGACCATTGAACATGACTGGCCCTGAGAAATCAGGTGCTTTCTCATTACCATTCTTGTCATTCTCATACATAGTACCAACCTTTTGATAGACATCTCTTGCAGTCTTACCATCAGGTAATGAGGACTTGATTATAACTAATCTATACTCACTCCTGTTACTATCTATCTTGCCTTGCACAAGCAGACTTTCATCTGCTCGTGGTTTGAATAGGCTACCTCTGTCTGTGTTATCATAATCCATCGTCATATGCTCCTTGTGATGACATTGCGTTTGAAGTTTTTATTGAAGGCTTGCTTGCCAAGTTACCATCATCATCTTCAGATGGTAATCCATACACACTTTGTAATGTATATCTTTTGTAGTATGTTATTGCTGCACCCATTTTCTGTGGATTCTGCATTGAAGCAGCTTGCAATATGATTGGTAACTCAGATACAAATGTTTCTTTATCATTCACATGATGTACTGTAGTCTTTACCTTTGGTTGTATTACATCAGGTTCATTTTCATTACTGATATAATCAGCACACATTTCTTGGGTAAAGAATAATCCAAACTGATTACCTTGATTTACTGCTTTGATCACAGCCTCAAGAGATGAGTAGCTACTCTTGAAGTGTGGGTTAGTAGAGTCTTTGCTTGCTGATACTGCAAGTCTTTGGAACTCTAGCATAGCCTGCTTTAGTGTTGAAGTTACTTTACTAGGTGTAACTTTTTTGGTAGTACTTTTAGTATCTGTCATGTCAACCTCCAGATGTTATAGATACAAGGGTAAGTTTTGATCGGCTTACCCTTTCTTTGTTATACGAACCGATCCTCGTGAGTCTTTCTTTACTGATACCAAATCATTATATACTTCTCGTTCATTAGATTTGATTTCTTCTTTGAGCATTTTCTTAGCCATCTCAAATTTTTAGCATTACCTTCCTGATCAAGGTATGCTTCGGTGGCAGTTGCAAATGAATTACTCTTTGATGCATCTCGTGCTACCAATTTATTTATTGGTACACTATCTATAGATGCAGGATTATCTTTTAGTACTTGGTTGTTGTAGTTGAGATCATCAGGTTCTTTGTTATGAACGAGTGTATCCCAAAACATTTTGATCTGATCTTTCATAAGTTCTAGGTACTCAGCAGATGGATATACTTCTACTGCTTTCCATTGATTGCCAAAGATAACAGAGAAGATCATCTTGTCTAGTTTAGCAAGCCATATGTAAAACTGTAACTGTGGCATATAGAAATCAAGCATCTTGTCCATAGTATTGTATGAGTATGTATGTTTACATTCTATACCTATGAACTCTTTTTCACCCTCACTATTCTGTGGAGAAAATCCATCAAGCGTTCCTGTTAGAGGTATAGATCCATAAATTAATTGACTACTAGCTTGCTCATTAAAGCTAAGTAAATAGTTTTCTTCAGCCCATTTGATATTGAACTGTTCAGTAGCAAGTCCAAGCTGAACATTGAACTGATGTGATAGATCAGGTCTGCCTTTCAAACCTTTCTTTATGTTCCATAGTTTATTCCAATTACCATTCATGATGTCAATCATATCTGATCCACGAATGTAATCTTCTTTCATTGGCGATATGGTAGGGTTGATCGTGCTAACTGTCATTGTAACCTCCAAGTTTAATAGTTAGTTGCTATCAGCATAACTGATTTATATATTAATATCAAGCACTTAAGTATGCTTGATGATCATTTTTATCTGAGTATGTAAGAATCTTATTGATGATTCCTGATACTAATTTTAGTCTTCTGTCGTATGGTTTTTCTGTGTACTTGATGAACTCAGCAAGTGATGGAAAGAATGTACTTGTCTTACATATCTCATCACAAGCATACTTGAGAATGTCTGCAGGAATATGTGAAAGTTTCTTAGCATACACTCTGCACTTCAAAGCTAAGTCTGCCTCTGTTAGTTTGGCCTGACTGGTAGTGCATACCATAACCTCAAGTATCCATTCCTGAATTGTTTTCTCATCAACACATACCATCAAGTCTTTCATCTCACACACAACTTCCTTGTGTAATTTTTTCTGAGTATCAATGTCACCCTCAAAGATATTACCTGATGGGAATCTCCAATTCCTGAAGGCAAAGTCTGCATTAGTTTCTTCACGAATCACGCAGTTGAGCAGCGACTCTAGCGTAGAAGCTGTGTGTTTGGTTACCTGATTTGGAGTCATATGATTTGTTGCGTGCATTATTATTTTTGCGTTGCTTGGATCGAGTACACCATTTGCTATATTCGCTATCCCAGTCATCTCGCTTGACGTTGTTACGGATATTGAAGTATTTAAAGTACTTAGTTTCTTCATTGTGATCTACCTCCAGTATTGATTGTTTTAGTTTGTCGCTTGGTATCCAATGTGGATTGAGTGATTTCATTTGTCCTCCTGTATCATAGTCATTTTCATATCAGTCATTCTCATTGGTATTACAATGTCTTCATTGCATCTGCTACAGCATTGTCCATCTGCAACAGGTTGTGCATTGTGACCTTGATCCCAGTACATAACACCTTTGTCATTGTATTGTTTATC